GATTTAATATTATGTTAAATAAAGCGGGTTATGAAGACAGGCAATTGTACCGTTGCCAGGAATTTCTCCTTACCTATTAATAAGTAATTGCCAAGTGTTTCGGGAATAGACCACGTACCGTCCGTTTCGAAGCGGAAACCGGGTTGTCCGAATTTTATCTTTCCGAGAATCGAATATTCCGGGCATCTGCCCGCATGGATTATTTCAACGCTTTGTCGATGGCGTAAAACTTTCGAAGGTCTGGTCATCATAGAGCACGACGACGCGTTTGATATTCGCTTTGCCGAACAACGCCGGCGGAAACTGCGTCGCAGATCCGTCATGCCCGTCGGCGTCCTGCGTTTGTTTTTCATCCGCCCGAAGTCCGCCCGGCAGTGTCGGCGTGAAAAGGTCGTTGCCCAATTCGGGGGACGACCTTTGTGCCGCCGTTGTACGGGAGGCCTGCTGGCCCGACGAGGCTGCCGGATATTCATCCCGATACATTTTGTCGGAATCGAGCAGCAGCCAATCCGGATTGATCCGGGGAAACCTCCTGAGGATCTTTTGCAGCAAATCGAAGCCCGGTTTGTTG